TGTGCCAAGGTCTATGACTTGCTTCTTTCTTGCCATAGTTGAATTATCTCTCTAGGAGGATGTTATAAATCTCATCGACACGCGAGTGAAGGCGCTTAATCTCTGCCAATAGGTGAGTGATTACGAAACCTGATAGCCCGCCAATGATTGCAAGGCTGGCAAAGTAAAGTTGCACGAATCCATTCTCTGTCATTTTTTAGGGCTCGCATATCCGAATACGCCCGCCACTACTGAGCCAAGGATGGCACGGTAGTCGAGAGCGAAGTTAGAGGTAGTTCCCCATACTGCAAGGAATGCGCCAATGCTCATAATTGCTGGGTTCTTCATGTTCATAGTGTTCCTCCTAGTAACGGGATATTAAAGAAGCTGCCATCTGTGTCACCCTTTTTAGTAAAAGAGATATGGCAGTGATGGTTATGCGGATTAGATCCACGATACACGCGCCAACGCCAACCCAAGCGAGGGCTAGCGATACGTCCGTTGAAGATGACATAGGCAATTCGTTTGTCTCCGCGCTTTGCGGTAAGTCGAATCTGGTCTGCAACGTCAGGCATGAGGTCTTGGTCTGATACTCCAGATAGATTCCTTGTAATGTCAATCGCCCGCACGATGCCTTGTGCATCAGGATTGTGGTCAGAAGGACGTAATGCATGACGGGCATCGCCAAGCCACCCGTCACTCTTCCTTGAGCGGTTAGAGAAGGCATCGTCGAATTGCTCCCTTAGCTGTTGTCCAGCTTTACAGAGGATTGGCTTCACGAATAGCCTCGCAGTCTGCACATTCCCAGCACTTTATATTATTAAGAAATAATGATTCATGTCCACAATTAGGAATAGGGGCTATGAAGGCATCGTCAATAGGATCATAGTCATATCCAACACCAGCGAAATTATAGCGAATAGTGCCATTGTATGAAGTCTTAACCCAAGTACCACCGAGGTTATCGAGTAACCATTGGTAGCCTTCATCGCCGCTAGGGTCGTTGTTATCTCCTACAAGTACGCGGATAACCTTATTGCTCTCGTCTAGTTCTGCCCAATGTGCCATATTACACCGCCGTCTTTAAATAACGAACAATAACAATTCCTGAACCGCCGTTACCAATAGTGGACTGAGCGACACCTCCGCCACCACCGCCTGAGCCTGTGTTGGCTGTAGCTGCTGTGTTGTTGTTAGAGCCGCCATCCGTTCCACGTCCGCCACCGCCGGAGCCTGCCGCACCTCCAGAAATTCCACCACCGCCACCGCCGCCAGCATATGAACCGCTTACGCCTGTTGATGTTGCAGATGCCCATGAAGAATAAGAAGAATTACCAGAGCCACCTACGCCACCTACGCTTGACGAAGCATTCCCGCCATTAGAGGTGGAACCTGCACCACCGCCGGAAGATGCTCCGGTTCCACTACCACCTGTATAGGTTGCGCCGGCGTTACCGCCTGTATATGGTGCGACTCCACCTGTGCCAAAATTTGCAGAAAGGATTGCGCCTAATGAGGACGCAGTTCCACTTGATCCAGTAGCGCCGTCAATGTTGGTTCCAGCTCCGCCACCGCCTACTGTAACTGCGTAAGAAGTATTAAGCGTGGAGCTGGTGTAAGCAACTTGACCAGCTCCACCACCAGCACCATAAGACACGCCATTAGTACCGCCAGTACCGCCACCGCCGCCAGCAATAACGAGAATATCCATAGCCACACTACCGCCTGAGACTGTTAGCGTTCCATTACTTTTAAATGTGCGATAGTAGTAAGTAGCGTCCGATGAAAGAGTTCCACCGCTTACTGAAAGAGGTGGAGTACTAGGCGCTAACGCTCCGACGATACAATTAAGCAATCGCGCCCACCACAAACCAATTATTAGCAGCTACCTGAATGAGTGCCGCTGACTTGTATTGGCTGAGAACAGGGCTAGTAGATGTAGCACCTGCAGAGGCAACAGTAACGCCACCTGCGCCTGAGATGGTTACTGCTCCCGCGCCCTTGTTAAGTACGGTGATGACCGTGCCGACTGGGAAGGCTACGGATGCGTTGGTAGGAATAGTAAGAGTAGAGGCTGATGCGTTAGATCGTGTTACGAGTACCTGATACTGGTCAGCAAGGACAGGGGTGTAGCTAGTGCCTGTCTGGTCATTGAGGGTAAAGGCTACTAGCCCGTTAAACATGCCGGCCGACATAACGTCACCGGTTGAAGCTGGGAATCCTGTTGCCATTGTTTATCTCCTAGTAGCTCAATACGCTAGTGCCCATTATACCGTAGAGCGAGCTCCCGATAATGAATCCGTCAATAATTGGCTCTTGCGTGGTTAGTGTGGTCACCCAGCTGCGGGGCGTGATTGCGTGACGTACTCCCATAACCTGCAGCTGCTTGACAATAGTCGAGCCGGTCTGAGTAGTGTTTGTAATCTTTACTGGATCAAAGTAATCGAGGCTAAGAGCAGCCGTTACCCCTGCGCTTGTTTGGTATGAGACCAAGTCGAGGGCAAGAGCGTCGATTCTAATTGTAGTGTCCTTATGGCTTGCGACGTAAGCCTTGGCAATATTGAGGGAATCCGCATCGGTCTGACAGATAAGGTCGGGGAAGTTAATAGTATGTATGAAATATTGGTTAATAGACTCGGCATTCGTCGAGGTCTGTTTCACCCCACCGTATCTCGTAACATTGCAATTGTTGACTACTTGCTTATCGTCGAAGGCATAAGTCACCGAGGCATAGCTAATGCCTGAACCATCTTGAGCGAACTCGGTAGGAGTGCCCCCAGCCTTGGCGATGGTAGTGTCGCGGTCATAGAAGATTACATCTCCAGCCGGTGACATGTATAACGCACCGTACTCAGAGTTCTCAGCAGTCTGCAGGGCAGATAGAACCGAGCGGGTAGTAGCAGGATCGTCAATCGTAGTAGTCAGACCTGTCTCTATCTGGCGCATAGAATCTGGCCAAGATACCGTATCGAGAATCTGTCCCACGCGCTCGCCTGTGTAGTCACCCGCGTTAGAGCCGGTTACCTCTGTAACGCCCGCCATATTAAAAAGTCTGAAAGCGTCCTGACAGACAATATCGACATAGCCTAATTCTTGGCCTGTAGGGAATGAGTATCTATAATTAGAGGTATAGCCTGAGAATAGGTAATAACTCTGTCCTGTCTCTATGACAGTTGCAGAGATACGCAACTTGCGTAGCGGTTGGAGCTTCCCATAGTAAGGCGAATCTACATTTTGAGGGTTGAACGCGCCTGTCTGATCTATGACGCGCACGGTACAGTTTCCAACCTCAAAGCGGTCAGCAAGGATATTACGCCCGCGCTGGATGTCTACCTTTACGGTCTGGCCAGATAAGTCGACTACATCGCTTGCCGCGTCTGCTAATACGTTAACTCCGAGGATACCGTTCTCGGGGTCTCCGATTGTAAACGCGATGCCGTAGACAGGGCCGTTAGAGAAATCTAGGCTGACGTTAAGGGTTGCCGGAAGGGTCATCTATCCCACGCGCCTACGGTCTGCGACCAGTTAGTAGTCGAGCCTGATTGAGCAGCTTCCTGAATCTTGAAACGCATAAGGTTAGTGACCTCATCGCCACCCTCGACGATTAGGCGGATGGTGTTATTAGCGCTAGCGAAATCTGCGCTCGCCTGAGCTAGTACCGCATCGGGAGAAGCGATAGGCATGTTAGGCACGTTGCCGCTAGGTGATCGGCTGACTACGCCGTTACCGATAGTAGCTAGTTCTGATTTGAAATTCTTAAGCCATTCGTCCCAACCCTTAAAAGGATTGTTAGCATCGGGAAGAGTAGTAAGCCACTTCTTTAGCTCGCCGGTCTTGTCAATTGAATTGGCTAGTTGCCCAGATAGCTTAGTCGCTAGGTCTTCATTACCTGTGAGTAGCGCCATCTGTAACTCTAGGCGTAGTTTCTCCTCGGCTGTAATCTTGCCTTGTAATGCTGCGACTAGCCCAATCTTCTCAAGGTCAAAGAGAGCCGATTGCTTTTTGGCTGTAGCTTGCTTCTTTAACTCGGCTGTATTCTTTTTTGTCGCGTCTAGTGTTGTCTTAATTGTCTTCAACTTTTCGCGCTCTAGGCGAGCATTGTTCTGATCTGTCATGAACATTTGGACGCTAGGGTTCTCTAAAGTCTTATTACGCTGTACGTTGCCATAGGCTGAAAGGTCTTTGACTACCTTGAGGGCATCGCCTACCGGACCGAATAGAGCGACCTTGCCTAAGATGCCTGAGAGCCATGAAGGGACGGCAGCGTTGAGGTTCTTCATCTGCCCAACGAGAGAACCGAATCCATAGATAGCGTCGGC